TATTTCTGATGCTAATACTGCTTTAATTTTAGCTAATTATGAAGATGTAAATTCTAACTGGGATTATGTAACGTTTTCTTCTGCAAATGGAACGGTAGGAGTAGAAAGTACAAGTCTTTCTAATTATTTTAAAGAAGTTGGATCAGGATTAAAATGGCGTTATTCTGGGCCTCCTTCTGTAACGAGTACCTTTAAAGGTTTGAGTAATGTGAGTTGTAGTTTTGTTGCTTGTCTCGATTCACCGTAGAATAAACACAACGTATTGATTTTTTAGGTCGTGCCTTTTTATAGCGGAAAAGACGGGCAACTATTTATTGACGGTTCACAAGCCGCAAAAGTTCAGTCTTGGTCTTTCTCTAGTTCGCAAGCTGTTCTTGAAACAACTTCTTTAGAAGATACAGACAGGACAATTGTTGCAGGTGTTCGCAGCTATAGCGGTAGTGCAAGATTGTTTTACTATCAGGCTTCTGCTGGCTCTGGTGGAGATGTCACAACACTAATTAATAAATGTATAAAAGCAGGTACAGGAGCTGGTGATGGAACGGCTGCTGATTCAAGTGCTGCCACTTTAAAATTAAAAGTAATTGATGGTTCTGCTAATGGTCGTTTTATTACTTTTTCAACTTTAATTACTGGAATATCAATGAATAGTGCTGTTGGTGAAGTTTTAAGTGCTGACATTAGTTTTGAAGCAAATGGAGCACCTACAGAAGTATCTATCTAAATCATGGGTGTTTATTTTGGTCAAGCAGGGGAAATAGCCCTTAAAAGAGATTCACTTCAATCTGCTTTGCAGACGAAGTTAGATCCTTTTGATGTAAACACTTCGACCAGAAGATTTAGTGTTGACCATAGTTTTGGTTCGTTAATAACTGGAGATGAAGTAGAAATAGAAACTGTTGATAAATCTACGCTTGAACTTGTTAATGGTCATAGTTATCCAGATTTAAAGAAGTTTATAAATGTTGATCCAGTAGGAGGTATCCGTTTATATAATTCTTTTGCTGCTGCAATAGAAGGATTACAAACAAATGCTTTAACGCTTGTTACTCCAAGTGCTGCTAAAGATATATTGATTCGTACCAGAAATGAAAGATATAGACACGTAGCAGGTGTAAAAGATTTTGAAATGACAACGACCAGAGAGCAAGTTGACTTAACAAATCTTGGGGATGAATTTAGAAATCAATATGAAGCTGGTTTAATTAGTGGTCAAGGTAGTTTGAATTGTCTTTGGCAACATGATTATTACGATGGAGATCGAGCAAATGAATTTGGAACAGACCCTGAATTTCCGTTTTATTTAGCTCAATTAGTATTACGGACACAACAAGGAGCAGATTTTGATGCTTTGTTGTATATCCATAAAGATGGGTCAAACGCAAAGAAAAACGTATATTACGAAGCCAATTGTATTATTACTAATGTTGCTGTAACCGTTAGTGCGTCTGAAGTTATAGAGACAAGAATTGAATTTGTAACGAATGGAGTTGTTGCTTTAAAGACAGGAGACACGCCTGGATATTTACTACAAGAAAACGCAGATAAGATCCTTCAAGAAAATCTTAGTCCCATATTGCTCGAACAGGTTTAAACTATTGCTAATGGTTTTTAGTTAAGAGGAAATGGCAGATCTCCAGATAACGGGCTTAGATGCTTTAGCGGAAGCTGGTATTCAACCAGATGACGTATTAGCACTTGCAGATTTAAGTGCAACTCAAACTAAAAAAGTCAAAGTTAAGGATTTAGTTAACGCAGTTGTTACTGATTCTGGAACCAGTTTTTTAGCTGCTGGAGCAATTCCTGGGTCAAAGATTGGCACGTTAGGAACTAACGCTGTTGTAACTGCTTCTATTACTGATCTAAATGTAACGGCTGCAAAGATAGCAAATAATACTATTACTGCAACACAAATAGCTGCTGATGCTATTGGTACGAGTGAATTAGCAGACAACGCAGTTGACACAGGAGCTTTAGCAGCTAATTCTGTTACAACAGCAAAGATAACTGACCTTAATATAACAACAGATAAGCTTGCTAGTAATGCAGTAACAACTGTAAAGATTACAGACTCTAGTGTTACTTTTGCAAAGTTAAATTTAAGTGATGGAGATATTCCTGGAGCAAAACTTACAAGTGCAAGTGTTACTGCTACTCAAATAGCAACTAACGCAGTTACATCTACAGAGTTGGCTGACAATGCTGTTGATACGGCTGCTATCGCTAGTGGAGCTGTAACAAGTGCAAAAATAGCGAGCAATACAATTGTTGCTGGAAACATAGGTGCAGGTGCAATAACAAGTAGTGAGTTAGCAGCAAATAGTGTTACGACGAGCCAAATAGCAGATGGAGCTGTAACGGCTGCAAAACTTTCTGGCACGTTAGCTGCTACTTCAATCGCTGATAATGCGGTAACAACTGCCAAGATTCTTGATGATGCAGTTACAAGTGCCAAGATTGCAGCAAACGCTGTTGATGCAACTGCTTTAGCAGATAACGCTGTTGATTCTGGAGCGTTAGCTAGTAATGCCGTTATAGAAGCAAAGATCGCTGCAAACGCTGTTGTTAATGCCAAGATTGCTGATGGAACAATTACAGCAGCAAAATTAGCAACTGGAAATATCGATAGATCGTTAAATGTAGCTAGTGGAAATCTTGGTATAAATAATGCTGTTACAGGAGGAGCTGCTACTCGTTCAGGAATTACATATAACGCACAAGGTTTAATTACTGGAAGTGCTGCTCTTGTAGCATCTGATTTACCAATTTCTACAGCTTCAGCCGTAGGTGGTGTTTCTGTTGGGACGGGCTTAAGTGTTAGTGGTGCAGGTGCTTTATCACTTACTAATAGTGTTACTGGAGCAACAGTTAGCGGAATAACTTTCAATAATCAGGGAATGATTACGGCTGCCACGGGATTAGTTGCAGGAGATCTCCCAACTTCTACAACTTCTGCCAAAGGAGCTGTTCAAATCACGTCAGGAGGAGGTTTAACTATTGATGGTTCGGGAAATCTAACCACATCGACAAGCGGAGTAAGTGCTGGTGAATATCTTAAAGTAACTGTTAACACAAAAGGTGTTATAACATCCGCTTCTGCAACACTATCTGCTTCTGATATTCCTGATCTTGCTGCTACTAAATTAACAAGTGGAAGTATTGCAGCAGCTAGGATTGGTAATGACACCATATCAGGAACAAAACTTGCAAATGCTTCTACAACATTATTTGGATCTGTAGCACAAACAGGTTTTCCGACCAGTGAGTTTACAGGACAATTTTTCTTTGATTCTGTAACTGAAGATTTATATATATATGATGGAAATGCTTATCAACCAGTAACAACTTTAACTAAAGGTTCGCTAGTTTTTGGTGGTACATTTAACGCTTCAACAAGTAAAGTTGCAAGTGTAACAACCGCAGGTGCAGCAGGAGGTTTGACCGTAGGATCTAATGTTCCTACCCCTACAAGTTCTACTGATGGTTTATATTTAGTAGTTGAAAATGCTGGTACGCCAAGTGCTCCAGCACCAGTAGTTGCTTTAGCACCACCAGACTATATATTAGGAGTTACAAATACATCTGGAAGTTCATGGGAAGAAATTGATTTATCGCAAACAGTAGCTGGTCAAGTTGCGAGCAATATTACTTTTACACCTTTTGGTCAACTTCAAAGTACAAATTTGCAAGATGCTGTCGAAGAATTAGAAACAGAGAAGTTAGCAAAAGCAGGTGGTACTGTTACAGGTCAGATTCTATTAGGTAATACTGCAACGCTTGTTTTTGAGGGTTCAAGTACAGATTTATTTCAAACTACGTTAGGAGTTGTTAACCCAACGGATGCAGACAAAACAATACTTTTACCTAATACATCTGGAACTTTAATAACAACTAACGATTCAGGTACTGTTACTTCAGCCATGATTGCTGACGGAGCAATACTTAATGCCGATATAAATGCTTCTGCTGCAATTGCACTTACCAAATTACAAAATGTCACTGCTGCTCAGATCATTGTTGGTAATGGATCAAACGTCCCAACAGCAGTAGCAGTTACAGGAGATATAGGGATTAATAATGCAGGTCTTACATCTATTACTGCTGGTGCAATTGTTAACGCTGACATAAATGCTAGTGCTGCAATTGCTGGTTCAAAAGTAACTACTGGAACGACAAGTGCAGTTGGTGTTCTTCAGTTAACAGATAGTGCAGCTTCAACTTCTGCTACGACTGCTGCTACTCCTGCTGCTGTAAAGACAGCTAAAGATGCTGCTGACGCTGCTGCTTCTACTGCTAACGCTGCTCTACCAAAATCTGGTGGAACAATGACTGGCAATTTAGTTATTGATAATGCAAAAGAAATAAGGCTAAGTGAAGCAGATGGTGACGGAGCAAATTTCACAGGATTAAAAGCACAAGCACAATCAGCAGATATAACTTTAACTCTTCCTGCTGTTGCACCTACAACTGGTCAAGTGCTCAAAAGTAGTTCTACAGCTACAACACTTGAGTGGGCAACTGACTCTGCTACTGACTCAACAAAACTACCTCTTGCAGGTGGAACGCTAACTGGAAATCTAATTCTTAATGCTCAATCTGATGTCAGGTTTGCTGATGCTGATAGTTCACATTACATAGCTCTTCAATCTCCTGGCACGATTGCAAGTAGCTTTACTCTTACTCTTCCTGCTACTGACGCTGCTGTTTCTGGTTATGTCTTAGCTAGTAATGCTTCAGGTGTTTTGTCTTGGGTTGATCCAGGGTCAAGCGCATCACCAACATTTACAGGAGATGCAACACTTACTAACGATGGAGCTTTAGTTGGATTTTCAACTTTAAATGCAACTTATACAGGCAACTCAAAAACATTAACGGTTACTGTTGCAAGTAAAACAGGTGCTCATAGATATAACGGAACTGGATCTAGTTCTGGATACAAGATTGGTGGTAAAGAAGCACCGTTTTTAACGCTGACACCTGGACGTACTTATGTATTTGATCAGGCAGATAACTCTAACTCAGGTCATCCACTACGTTTTTACTTAGAGGCAGATAAGACAACTGCTTATACAACAGGCGTTACTACTAACGGAACTGCTGGTTCGGCTGGTGCTTACACACAGATAGTTGTTTCAGATACGACTCCACAGATATTGCATTATCAATGCTCATCTCATGCATCGATGGGTAATAGTGTTCAAACAAATAGCAATATTGCTTCTACAGCTAAGACATTGGCAACTGCTAGAACGATTGGTGGAGTTAGTTTTGATGGATCAGCAAATATAAATCTTCCTGGTGTAAATGCTTCTGGAACGCAAGACACTTCAGGCAATGCAGCCACGGCAACAGCGTTAGCAACTGCAAGGAATATTGGTGGAGTTAGCTTTAACGGTACAGCAGCTATAAATATCCCTGGTGTAAATGCT